GAAGATGAGGACTTTATTGCTCAGATTATGGAATTTGCGGGGCAGAAATACAGCCCTCATGATGATGCTCCAGATGTTGCTGCAGAATTTTGGATAAGGATAGATCAGATTAAAATTCCAGCTAGCCTCAATTTTATAAGTAGAGGTAGCTTATTTTAGAAAGGAGGGTGAAAATGAATTTTATTGAGAAAAATAAAGAACTTCTAAGTAATATTAAAGCAGATTATGAAAGCAGAAAAATAATTTATGATAAAATTTATGATTATTGTGTTACTGGAAAAAGTGATGGCTATAGGGAATATAAAAATAATCCAAAAAGAAGTAATTTAAAAGTTAGAACTAATTTTATTAAGAAGTTTATTAAAGAAGAGGTGTCTTACCTTTTATCTAATAAACCGACTTATATAAGTAAGAGTGATAATTCTGAAGAAATTGAATTTGTTAATTTCAAATTATCACATTGGAATAAAAATCACGATAAAATGCTACTTAGAGATATGTTATCTTATGGTAGTGTATTTGAATTATATTATACTTCTAAAATAGGAGAAGAACTATTGTTTAATGCTAAGATAGTTAGTCCTAGAGATGGATATTTATATACTGATGATTTTGGGAATGCTACTATGTTTTTGAGATTTTTCAAAAAGAAATTTGATACCAAACAGTATATAGATATTTATACACCAGATCTTATATATCATGTTGATGATAGTTTTTCAGAAGTAGCTAAGCCTACTGAAAATATATTTAGAGAAGTTCCTGTAAAAGCTGGCTATGTAAGTGCTTATAAAGAGCATGATACATTATTCAATGAACTTAAAGACCTGCAAGATGCGTATGAAACTAATTTAAGTGATATAGTTAATGAAATCTCTGATTATAGACTAGCTTATTTAATTATGCTTGGTTGTACTATAGATTATAAAACTAAAGACGAATATGGTAAGACACAGTTAGATTATATGAAGGAAAAAGGTATTATTAATGCTAATGAAAAAGATGTGGTAATAAAATTCTTGACTAAAGATATTAATGATACCTTTGTACAAAATACTTTAGATACAATTAAAAAAAATATCTATGAGATTAGCAATCATATAGATACTAACGAAAAACTTCAAAGTAATACATCCGGAAGTGCTTTAAGAAATAGATTAATAGGTCTAGAGCAGCGTGTAAGAGATAGTGAAGGATCTATGAAAAATATAATTCAAGGTCGAATGTATTTCTTATTTAAGCTGTTTAAGGTTGAAAATAAAAATTATGATTATAGGGACGTATCAGTTAAGTTTACATTGAATATTCCTCAAGATGATTTATTGATGGCTCAAACTCTAAGNCAGTTTGGAATAGGTGAAAATATTTCTCTAAAGACAGCCTTAGCTCAATTAAGTTTTGTTAATAATCCTGATAGGGAAATAAAAATGATAGAAGACTATAAGAAAAGCGACGAAATAGATCTAGATAGGTTTGGTGAAGTAAGTGACTAAGGAAGAATTATTTATAGAAAGTCTTTATAAATTTGCTGAAAAAGAGTTAAGGAAAATTTATAAGTTTAAACGAGTTGATAGGGATAAAATACTTCAAGAAGTTGCTAATATACTATTAACCTATACAATTGCTAATGATGTTATGGTTATGGATAAAAGTTCAAGAGACAAAGAATACAAAAAAATGTCTAAATTAATAATTGATATATCAAAAGGTGAAGCGGCTTCTCAAGAAAAAATCATTGCTAGTATTTTATCTACTGTAGTAAAAGAAACCTTTAGTTATTACCACTATAATAAAGGGCTTAAGGATGTTAAGAAAATTGTAGATGCTAATTTTAAAGGAAAACATTTTTCTGAAAGAGTGTGGAGTAATGAAAAAGAAGTTGCTAATCACTTACATAGAAAAGTAAATGATTTTCTAAAAGGTAAGGTAAATGTTAATCAAATTAGAAAAGATATTGAAAAAACATTTAATACTAGTGCTTATAACAGCAAAAGGCTAGTAGAAACAGAAGTAGCAAGGTGCTCTAGCATTGCTTTTGATAGATTTTGTGAGGAAACTGGCGTTAAGAAGGTCAGATATAATGCTACTCTAGATAATAAATTATGTGATGACTGTGGCCAGTATCACGATAAAGAGTTTAATCTTAAAGATAAGATAGAAGTCCCTAGACACCCTTGTTGTCGCTGTTTCTACACCATCGAGGAATGAAGCGAGGGGGTGTAGGATTGAGCGTGAATGTGCTACTGAATATGGGATTGAATGGATTTATTAAAGTCTTAAATACTAAGACTTTTTTTATTTTGCCCTTAGCATGGCTTAAACTGCTATAAAATCGTCTTGTGTGCGTTTAGTGTGCAAGGGGATGAAAATATAATTGCTAAATAAAATAAATTGTGTCACAAGGCTCATAGAGGTTTGTGGGATAAGGAGGAAAGATATGTTAAAGAAAGATTTATTAAAATTAATAGAAAATATTGAAGATGAAGCTTCAGTTGATGAGGTTTTATCAAAAAGTGATTTTGCAAAGTCACTTTTACAAAGTGGCCTAACTTTAAATGCATTTAAAGAAAAAATGAATGAACCAGAGTTCAAGTCTTTTCTGGATTCTATAAAGGATAAGCATTTTGAAAAGGCTTTGGAAACTTGGAAGTCAAATAATTTACAAACAATTATTAATGATGAAGTTCTTAAGGCTACAGGTAAGAAGAAAACGCCAGAGCAATTGAAAATTGAAGAGTTAGAAAAGAGAATGTTAGAAAGTGAAGCAAAAGCTAAAAAAGCTGAAAGGATAGCGAAGTATAAAGATGTACTTGCTGAAAAGAAAATTCCTATGGAAATGATAGAATACTTTCTAACAGACGATGATGAAACAACAATGGCTAGAATTGATAATTTTAAAACTTTTGTTGACGATATTGTTAATACAAGTGTAAAAGAAAAAATTGCTAGCGGTAGTTATACACCTCCGGGGGAAAATGGATCTGGTGATTTTACTGTAGATGATATTGCAAAAATGATGATGTAAAAATAAAAATTTAAGTAAAAAGGAGAATGATATTTATGGCAAATACAATTCAATACGCAACTTTATTTCAACAAGCTTTAGATAAAGCCGCAGTGGCTAAATTAACATCAGGATGGATGGACGCTAATGCTGGACAAGTTATTTATAATGGTGGAAAGGAAGTAAAGATTCCTAAAATTAATATGGATGGATTAGGGGAGTATTCAAGAGTTAATGGCTTCACACAAGGTTCAATAACTCTTGAATATGAAACTAAGACAATGACACAAGATAGAGGAAGAACATTCATGTTAGATTCTATGGATGTTAATGAATCTAATTTTGTAGCTAATGCAACTAATGTAATGGGACAATTCCAAGCTACTAAAGTAGTACCTGAAATTGATGCTTATAGATATTCAAAAATTGCTAGCTTAGCTATAACTGGAAATGTAGCAACAGGTGGAAACACAATTACTGAACAAAATGTATTTGAACTTTTAAAGGCAGACATAACTGCAATAGAAGATATTGTTGGTGATATTCCACTAGTAATAACTATGGCAACTCCTATAGCTGCGTTATTAGATCAAAGTGAAAAAATAAGCAAAAGATTAGATGTTACTGAATTTACTAAGGGTGATGTTACTACTAAAGTAAAATCATTTGATGGACATCCAATAATAAAAGTTCCAAGTGCAAGAATGAAAACTGCTTATGTATTCTATGATGGTATAACAGCTGGACAAACTGCAGGTGGTTTTACAGCAGCTGCAGGAGCTAAAAATATTAACTGGATAATTACTCCAATGTATGCTCCAATTGCAGTTAATAAGACTGATAAGATTAGAATATTTGATCCAAATACTAATCAAGATGCTGATGCATGGAAGTTAGATTATAGAAAATATCATGATTTATGGATAATGGATGAAGCATTAAAACTTTGCAGAGTAAATATTAAAGAAGCTTTAGCATAGGACTGGGTATTTTGCCCAGCCCTTTTCTTTATGTGAAAGGAGATGTTAGTATGGAATTTAAATATAAGTTAAAGAGAATGAATGTTGTAAAAGTTACAAATGAAGAAGAGGTTAAAGATAAACTTATTGCACAAGGATATGAGTTAATAGAGAAGAAAAAGAAAGAAGAAAAACCTAAGAAGTAGGTGTTTATATGGAAATATCTATTGAGCAAAAAAAGGCTATAGCAGTTATAAAAAATTATTTAAATGTCGATTGGGATGATGATTACATTCTTTCTGAATATGATTTTGTAGTAGATCAATTAATAGAAAATAGCAAAATGGCTGCAAATGCTAGTATAAAATCTATATCTGAAGGTAATCAATCAATCTCTTATAAAGATAATTCAGGACCGTGGACTATAACTGATGATATTAAAGCTATGTTACCTAAGCCT